CTAAACGAAGAATAGCGCAGTTAGACGGTGTTAAAACGTTTAATTTCGATTGGCCGCCACAAACGGAAGTGACGACAAGGCTGCGAGATATTCTCGAAGATAACGTAGATGAAAAGTATTATTTGAGAGAAGAGAAAACGGCGAAGTTGGTTGCGCAGTTGGAAGAACGCGGATTAAAGGATACCGATGAAATAGATGTTGTAGGAAATTTAAAACCACCTAATTGCACTCGACACGGGCAACGTGATGATGTGTGGAGTGCTAATGGAATAGCGGGGACATTAAACGCTACAGATTATAAACAACCGCGTCCTATCGCGGAAGAAATAATGCCTAATATGATCGGTCACATCGACTTAAAAGGCCACGACGCAACGACAATGGGCGGAGGGCATCGTGAACCTAAGATTGCGGAGGAACAATTAAAGAAAGGTGGTATAGATGTCTGCGAGAAAGAAAGAAACACCATTAAGATATTGCGAAACTTGCGGAAAGAAATTGGAGAGGAAACGTTTGCCGAATGGAGATTTAGAGTACTTAATTCACTTCAATCGTCGGAAATATTGCGACAGAAATTGTATGGCGAAATCATTCAAAGGGCGGAAGATAACGGACGATCCAAGTTGGTACACAGCGCACAAATGGGCGCGAGAGATAAAGAAAGCGGAAATGTGCGAGATATGTGGCTCGACGAAGAACGTAGAAATACATCACAAGGACGAGAATTGGAAGAACAATTCGCCCGAGAACTTGCAAGCGTTATGTCGGAGTTGTCATGTCAAAACGCATCGGCCGAAAAAATCTTGCAAGATATGCGGGAAACCACAAAAGGGTCTCGGTTATTGCAACAAGCATTACATCAGATTCAAGAAATATGGAGACCCTCTATTCAAGAAAAACGGTACAGAATCAGAAAACTAACTCCGAGGGAAACATTCAGACTCCAAGGCTTCCCCGACAGCGAGTTCGACAAACTCGTTGCCGCCGGAATTAGCAATTCGCAATTGTACAAAATGGCCGGCAATGCGGTTACTGTAAACGTTGTAGAAGCGATAGCCAAACGACTTATTCCGATGTTAATCGAAAAATAAACACTTTCCCATCGCTTGAGCCACGATCATACGCGAATTTGTACGGAGCTTCTTCGATCGGAAACGGATGTTGCTTAACGAATCGCTTTGCCGACATGTAGTATCGTTTGTCAATGACGTACTGCGCTAGGTCGGCGTGAATATCGTCAATTACGCCAGGCTTGACGATGGCAAGCGCTTTGTCGGCCGCTCGGTAGGCGATCGCAAGGCGAGTGTACGGCTTTATGCCGAGCAATTTACGGGCGGCCGTGTTTATGTAGAATCTGCGTTGATTATCCAGCGTAATTGAAGGCGTGCCATCGGCTGGCACAAATTCGAACCCCTTTAAAAGATTATCGTATTTCTTCAAACGAACACCCCATTTTATAATTTTACGATAATTTTAACCGGTTGATTAACGAAAATCAAGCGAAAGGCGGGATTCAATGGGAAAGGCCGAAAGAAAACGATGGGCGGCCAATGTTAAGGCCATGGAAATCGTCGCAAAAGATCGTAGCGAAATAACTGACGAGGACATACGGTTCCTTCGCGAAAACTACACGTCAACTGGCGGTCTTTTGCCGAAAGGCTTCAATGGTGGCGCGTTCTTCACGCCAACCCATGTCGCCAAGTTCATGTGGGCCGTGCTGAAGCCGCGACTGCCAAAAGCGCCAAAGGTGTTGGAACCTGCGGCCGGAGCCGGCGTTTTTCTCGAGCACGCACCGGCCGATGCCGAAATCACCGCGATTGAACTGGATCCGACAAGCGCGAAAGTGACTTCGCTTATTTACCCGCGTGCGAACGTCATTCAGGGCAACGCCATTTTACACAATCGCGAAAATTATTACGATGTTGTGATCGGCAACCCGCCATATGGCCAAACAATCACGATCAAAACCTATGAAGGCGATTTTAGCGACTGGATGACGCTATCTAAACGAAAAAATGAATGGCGCGGCAAGTCGGAAGCCGTGTTCATTGAGCACGCGATCCGAAACACGAAACCTGGCGGTTATATTGCGTTCATTCTGCCGATGGGCGTTTCGTTCAATACGCAAACGCGCAAAGCCCGCGAGCTGCTATTTAACAATTGTTGGCAAGTCGCGACGATCATGCTGCCGGGCGAAACGTTCCAGCACGTTGGAACCACGGTGTCGACGCAAATATTAATTGTGCGAAAAGTTACGCCAAACGCCCGTAAAATCAAGGCAGTCACAAAACGATGGGGCAGTAACTTTAAACGATCTGATTGGAACGATATTGACGGCTTTGGCGCGGAATTTTTCGAAGGTCAAACACCTGCATACTTCGCAAAGGTAACCGACATTGGTTGGGACGAAAAAGGTCGGTCAACCGACAAATGGGGCGATGGTTTAACGCAACTAGACGAATTAGTCGAAGATTTTACCGACGGAAACCTGATGCGAGAAAACTTATACCCGCATTTGCCGTCATGGTACGGTATCGAAAAAGGAAATGAAGCTTTCTTCTTTTCGCACGGCAACGACACTTGTGACGGTTTTCGTGACGCAAGTCGAACGTATCCTGACGGACCTTACCGTTGGCAAGAACTGACGCTCGGCGCTGGCGAAGAAGTCGAGTGGCGGCGCGTGGACGGCACGGTCGAATTGCGGTCAACGTGGGATTTCGATTGGCAGGACGAGATTGTGGCGGAATGGCAAGCCACGAAGGAGGCGGAATGATGGCGAAAGTTCCTAACCTTGCGGAATGTCAGCCAAGGTTTGTAGCGTATTGTAAGGCGCATGGCTTACACGAGGGCGACGAATGGCAGACTTGGGAATATATGGCGTGGATTTCGAAAAAAGCAGCGGAATTTCGCAAGTTACACGGGCTGTCGCGCTGGGATTCTTTCGACAAGCTAGGTGCCGACGGACATAAGCAATTTACGAGATTCCTAGAAACGGAGGCGGAAAAGTGTGAGTGAAAATAGAACCGAACGTCTGAAAAGCATTGATGATGCGCTTGAACGGATGTGGAAACGAGGCGGCGAAATGACCGCAATAGACCACGACTTAATGCAATCGCTCGAATACACCGGTCCGTACGCCTGCCGTTACACTTGCGCCGACTGTCGCCATTTCACCCACGAATCAAAGACATGCGCCATGCTGGCTAACCCCGCGATTAAAATCTCCGCCAAAAACAACGTTTGCCGCCTGTTCGACGCCCGCATTAAAAATCCGTCGGCGCCGCCGTTTAACTTAGACGATTACCTCGAATTTCTCGGTTCGGACTATTACCGACCGTGGAGCGTTGATCGAACGCAAGTGATCGGAAAAGTGTGGGGACCGATTGAAAGCGGATTTGATGCGAAAGGTGTATGGCGTACGAAATACGGATGGAAACCGGTTTACAAATCGTATGACAAACCATATTGCCGAACGAGTTTCCCACGTTGCTACGTTTACTACGATAAGTACACGTTCGAAATCGACTACCGACTTTACCGCGAGCTTATGTTTTACCGTGATGGAGCGATTCATTACGTGGTTAAACGTTGGCGGGAAACAGAACGGGCGCGGAAGGAGAATACGGAATATAACGGAGTGGAGGACGTTAGATGATACCTAAAATAATCGAACTTGACCGGGATAGAATTTTAAAGCGAATAGGTTATTACAAGAAAGATTGGCGCGTGTTTATCGTTAATGGATTCGGTTTCGTTGGCGCTATCGAAATAATTACCGAAGGCCAAGGAGCGTTCGGACTTGGCGGGCGCGCTGTCGTAGTCGTCCGTAATTTCGTGAAATTCATACAAGTAGGCGGAAATGGTTACTACGTGCCGCCCGAGTATTTTATCGCAAAAATACGGACCGAAATTAACGACGAACGACTACCGCAGAAAATTCTAAAACGCTTGGAGGCGATGAAATGAACGATAGGCAAATTGCGGAAAAAATTTGCGAGATTTTACGTAAGAACGGAATTGAAGCGGTTTGGACGCTTATTGATATGGAGGACGCTAATGTCGGACACATAGAATTAACATTTGAAATCACGGAAGGTGACGGAATTGTCCGCAACTAATCACGACAAACAAGCGAAAATGCGAACGTATGAAGCACGTTTTGCCTTTAACTCACCATCCGGTGTGAAACGCTTATTGCGCGACTACCACGCGTTAGTTGAACGGCAATATGACGGCGACTATGACGCAGTTATCTTGCTCGTTGACTTGGCAACGGCGATTGAATTGGCGGGCCTGACCGAAAGGCAGCGTGAGGCACTTACGCTAGTGTATTTCGAGGACTTATCGCAGGTGGAAGCAGGCGAGCGGATGGGAGCCAGCAAGCAAACGGTCAATCGACTGGTTACGGTGGCAACGGCAAAGGTGGCGCGTGTGTACGAAGAGTGGGCGAGAATGGGCGAAGGGTACGCGCTTGGCGTAGACAATTCGATTACTGATGCGGAAGGGGAGCGGTAGGATGAGCGAAAAGAAAACGTTAGGAAGCCTTGAGTTAAACCGGATTTATCAGATGGATTGCTTAGAGGGAATGCGATTGTTGCCGGATGGTAGCGTGGATTTGATTATTGCGGATCCACCTTATTTCCAAATTAAAGGTGATTTTGATTTTAAATGGAGAAGTAGACGAGACTGGTTAGAATGGTGTGGTTTATGGATTTATCAATGTGTTAGGGTTCTTAAAGAAGGCGGTAGTTTTTATATTTGGGGCGGTTGGTCGAACATTTCTTGGATACAAGTTTATATTGAGGAAAATTATGACGTCACATTGAGGAATAAAATTATTTGGCACTACGGTTCCGGAAATAGAGCAACAAGAATTTTTGCTCCTAGACATGAAGAATGTTTATTTTATACAAAAGGTCGGAAAAGGTATACGTTTAATATTGATGATGTAAGAATCACATCTAAATATAACGATAAAAGAAATCATCCTCTAGGTAAGAACCCCACAGATTGTTGGTATTTCAACAGGTATCCTGCTAACGATAGAAGATACACAGGTCATCCAACACAAAAACATGACGGTGTGTGTAATCGAATAATTAAAGCGTCATCAAACGTTGATGATATTGTGTTAATACCTTTCGTTGGTAGCGGATCGGAATGCGTAGCCGCCCTTCGTAATAATCGAAACTTCATCGGCTTCGAAATCGAGCCCGAATACGTCCGCATCGCCAACCAACGCCTCGAAAACGTGCGCGACGAACTGGCCGAACGTAAATTAACCGAAGGGACTGACGTGGAATGAATAACGAACAATTTAACGCAAGAATCAACGAACTATGGACACAGACAAAGGCGGGCAAACTGGACCGTAGGTCCCGGTTCGCCGCAATTGAACGGCTGACGGACGAATACATTGCCGCGACTGGCCGCCGACCTGACCCGGCGCATCTTGACCGACTGGCGACGCTTTGTTTGTACGAGGAGATTACCGACCCGCATCCGGACAAAATGGCGCTGGAAGAGGACGCGGTCATGAGCGACCGGCAATATGGCAGGCGAAAGAAGTCGGAAATATGGCGCGAGGAGGTTCACGTTGGGCCTGCGCATGTGACCGGCAAACGGTCGGTAGCTTATACGGACGATGATGGCGGTATGCAAAGCGGTAAGAATACGTACTATTTGCGCTAAAACCGACTTACTTCCGCTTAATCAGTTGGTTATATAAGCAGGGAAAGGGAACTTTTTACAACGGCTCGTCAAGGAGACGTGAATAGGGATTAGCGCTGGGTTGAACCGGCGCTTTTTTAAATTTATTTTAAATTCAACGAAAATCTAACGAAATAGGAGGAAATATAATGGTACTAGATTTGATATATTGTCCTTATTGCGAAATTGAGCATGTACCGTCAAAAACAGTAGATAATCAAGGTAATGTTGTTGGATTATTTTGCGATTGTGAAAGACTTTTGATTCGTGTAAATACTCCGTATTGGAATGGCGAAAGCATTCTTCCGCAGTTAAACCGTTTCTTAAAAGCTAGTGTTCACTTGAATTCGCTAAAGAAAATGGATAATGACACCATACGCCGTCTTTCGAAAAAGATGGCTTATTTATTTTTGCAAACAAAATACGGTAAAGAACGAAAGATAAATTACGCATTTGTTGAGTATCATACCCGCGACATTATTTATAACCTGCGAGAAAGCGTGGTGAGCGCTAATGAGTAGTTTACGCGTTATAGACATCGAAACTGGCGAAGATAGATCGAGCGAATACACGCTGAGACATCGCAATCAAGACGATGCTTATCGTAAATTAAAAGAAAAACGCAGCAGGCAACCGGACTTTACCGCCTCAAATATGCGTAATCTGCACGAAGTATATAACGTATTAACAACGACACAATGCGGTTATTTAATGTTGTTGCAATGCTACGTTGATTACGGCGAAGGAACAATCGTAAAAAGCGATAAAACGCCAATGACAACAAGCAATATGATGAGCGTTTTACAATTAAATCGCAAACGAAGTACGTTTTACAATTTCTTAGGAGCGTGTGTTGAACACGGTATTATTATCGAAAATAACGACACGTATGCGGTAAATCCTCGATACCATTTCCGTGGCGCTTTCGCAGATCAATACGTTGTGAAGTCGTACACTACGAAAATAAAACGAGTTTATCGCGAAGTTAAAGCGGCTGACATCGGATTGATTTATCGCATGTTGCCGTTTGTTCATTACGAAACGAACGCTCTTTGCGAGAATCCATTCGAAACGAACCCGGATAAAATACGATGGTTTACACGTAAAACATTGGCGGAAGCGATCGGAGTTTCGCCGAGCGAAATTAGTCGCAGATTACCGAAAATGACGTTTGACGGCGAATATGTAATAGCGCAAGTAATCGTAGGTGGCAAGCGTGTTTATATGTTTAATCCGTGGGTATTTTATCGCAAGAATAGCGAACCTGATAAAACGTTACAAGCGGTATTTAACGTTAAGCCGAAATAAAACGTGCTAAAGCACGTGCAGGCGTCCAAGCTAACACTTGGCCACCTGCAATCAAGATATCATTGTCGCAGAATCAAAAGAAGTGATTATGTATATCCTGTTCGCTGATTTGCGGAACGAAGCGAACGTATGTGAGCGAAGTGACGCACTTTGTCGAAGACAAAGATGACAAAGATAAAGAAATAATTTCGCCTCAAAAATCGCTGTATCCCTTGCGGCTGTAAGGCTGAACGCTGTTTTTGGGTGTCCAAATAAGCGCACACTTTTTGGCGATTTGTCCAAATAAGCGCACACTTTTTCCGTGCCGATGTAACACGCTGCCTATTCGCCAATATAATAATGAAGCTTATCGGAATAGTCGCGTGTTTGTCCGTTACGAGAACGGTCGATTTCGCCGGGCAACGCGTTCACGGCGGACAGACCGCCGAAAACTCGAGGGGTTGGCGTTATCTCGAATTCGAAATTTATGCATTCGACAACCGATTCACAAACTCGCAAACACGCCGCAAATAGCGCCATATCAACGTTTGCATAAAATCGTGCATAAACGATAATTCGCGTAACTTTGTGAAATGGCGTTATATCAACGTTTATTCATCGACTGTATATTACATAAAAGACCTTATGTAAAGTAGCGATGAATATACTATACATCGATATGCAACGAACAAGTGTTCGCCGAAATAGGGGCGGGGGTATCGGTTTTTCGAAATTCGCGCCCTGAGCCCGAAACATTTCTTACAAAATTCCAGAACTCGAAGGCTAAGCGGAGTGGCTACGATGCCCTCCGTTATTTTATTCCACGAAAGGAGGACGTATTATGCAACGTTTTCAATACGACGAAACGAAACTAAAGCCCGGTCAAAAGGAAGCGGCGGTCTTACTCGTTGAATACGATTTTACCGATAAGGACGAGCGCAAAACGAAAGAGGAAATCGCTGCTGAGGTCGGCGTCTCACGCATGACGCTTCATCGCTGGGAAACGGGCGACGAAAACTTTATCGCTTATAAAAATTACGTTGCCAGCACGTACGTCAACACGTATTTGCCGTTCGTTTACAAAAAACTAATCGACGGTATTTCGCGCGGCTCGATGAAAGGGATCGAATTGTTCTTGAAGCGCGTCGGCGATCTTGACGACAAAACCGAAATCACACTTAACGATAATCGCGACAACCAGTCGTTCGAAGAACGTAAAGCGGCGTTACTTGCACGTTTAGGCGAAAAGGACGGCGAGTAGTTTGGCGTTTGTAGACGGTAAATGGCTCGATCGACCGGCGCGCGAACGACTAATAAACGAACTTCGCGAAGAAAACAACCTGATTCGCCGGTTGATCGAAACGAATAAAGCGGTTGACTACGATCTTGATCGGCTGGAAGCGAATTTAACGTTGCTCGAAAAGTTAGAACGTGTTCACCGTGGCGAGCGTGACGTGCTGTACTTCGCGATGGAATATTTTAGCGATAACGGTAATCCTGAAAACGAAGGCAATTTAATTCCGTCGGGCGTTAACTACGAAAACGCAGCCGACTTTCATAAAACGCTTTGTGGCTTGCTAAACGACGTAATAACCGGTAAACAGCGCGAACACGTTGCGTGGGCCTGTCCGCGGGGTCACGCTAAAACAGCTTATTTATCGAATATTTTCCTCGCGCACCAGGTCGTTTATCGACACCGCAAATATATCGTGGAAATTTCGGAAACAACGGACGTAGCAGGCGACTTCATTACATGGACGCGTTATCAGCTAAAATTTAACGCAAAACTTCGCGAAGACTTTGGCGAGTTGCTTGATCCGCGACCGTCCAAGAACGAAGTTGATAATAAATACGAGTTTATCACGTCAAGCGGCACGAAAGTAGAAGCGAAAGGACTCGGTACGCAAATGCGCGGACTTCGCCACGGCAACACGCGACCGGACTTATTTATTCTCGACGATTTAGAATCGAAAGACTCAACGAACACGAGCGATTTAATAGAAAAGTCTAAAGCGTGGTTTCGCGAGGAAATGTTGCCGGCGTTGAGTCGCGACGGTATTTGCATTTACCTTGGTACAATTTTATGCTTCGATAGCTTGCTCGATTACGTGATTCGCGAACGACGCGACTTCAAATCGAAAAAGTTTTCGGCGGTGAAATCGTGGGCGAAACGTCAGGACTTGTGGCAACGTTGGCGCGAAATTTACCGCAGCGACGACCCCGAAGCAGCGGAAAAAGCGCGAAAGTTCTACGAGGAACACGAAGCGGAAATGCTTGACGGCGCGTCGATTTTGTGGCCGGAATATTTCACGTATTACGAGTTCATGGTCAAACTCGAAGAAAACGGCACAAAAGCGTTTAATCAGGAATATCAAAACGAGCCGACCGACGAGGAACGACAAATCTTTAAACCCGAGTATTTTACGTATTTTGACGATAAAGACATCGAAGGCAAGGATATTTCGTTTTTTGGCGCTATTGACTTGGCGATGGGTAAGGAACGTGGTGATTATTCAGTTATTGTCACAATGGCGCGTAATAACGAAACAGGCGTTTGTTACGTTTATGACGTGTTCATGGAACGCTGTCACCCGGACGTATTATTGCGCGAAGCTGTTAAGCGGACGTTGCAATTCCAATACGAAGGACTCGCGGTTGAGGCGCAAATGGCACAAGAGTTTATCGCAGACAAACTGGCGGAGGAACTTCGTAAACACGGTTATCCGAGCCATACGCGCTTAAAATATATTAAGCAACGCACGCGGAAAGCGTTGCGTATTGAGGCATTGTTGCCGGACATTCAAGCGGGTCGTATTCGATTCAGACGTACTGACAGATTGGCTCTTGAGCAATTCGAATTATACCCGATGCACAAGCACGACGATTTTCCGGACGCTGTGTCGATGTGCTACGACGCAGCCAAAAGCGGAAATGTGTACGTAAAAACATACAAACGGAATTTGCGATAAGGAGGTGGTGTAGTTGGCGGATTACAATTTATTAAGCCCGCAGAGTATGGACGAATTGCTGTTTTCGCCGTATCAACAAGCGTTAGGGCGCTCAACGTGGCAACGTATTAATCAACAACTACGAAACTATGACTATTATGATGGTAAGCAACACGTTCACCCTGACACGGGCCAACTCGTCAAGGCGAAGGATTTGCCGCGACCATCAGGTCTCGACTATGACCCGACGCGATACGCAACAAACTACTTCAAGGCGTTTATTAAACGCAAAGCCCGTTGGCAAATGGGCGGAAAGCATGGAATATCCGTCACGCCAAAACAAATTGACGACCCGATAGAAGCGACAAAACCCGACTATGAGCCTAGCGAAGCACAACGTCGCGAAAACGAACGGGCGGAAGCGTATGAGCGTTTGTTATATCAACTTTGGCGCGAAAACAAAATGCGAGAAAAGTTGCTCGCAGCGGCGCGTGATCGTTTAATCGCGGGACGTGTAGGTTGTAAAATCGTATTTAATCCAAACACCGGAAAAATTAAATGGGTGTTTCGTCCCGACTACGAAATAGTACCGGTTTACAGCGATGATGATTACGAGGAATTGGTTGCGGTTCATTTCGTGTCGTTCATCGACAACGAAGAAACAGGCGAAGAATTTATTCGAAAACAGACATTCTCGCTCGAAAATGGCGAGTGCTTCCTCGAAGAAGCGGTTTATGATTACAACCTAGATTTAGTCGAGCAAATCACGCCGAAACAATCGATGGGACTCGATTTCATTCCGGTTGTACTGTTCCCAGTCAATGATTTATCAGGTGAGTCAGTAGATTATTCCGAAGTAAACGACATGAAAGAGCAAACCGACATTTTAAACGAAATGAACGAAGATGCAATCGATTCGTTGAAGTTCGAAATGTTCCCGATGACCGCGGTACTAGACGCACCGGAAGGAACGGCGGCTAAAATGGCGATTGCGCCAGGCGCGGTTGTTGAGGCTCGCGGTGCGGTAGACAGTAGAGCGCCGGAAATTAAAAAGGTTGAGTCAGGCTTCCGTTGGAAAGAAGCATTTAAAGATCAGTATGCTCGCGTTAAAGCAGCGCTTCACGAGATAACTAGTTTACCGCAAATCGTTCCGCAGGAATTGAATTTCGGCGGACTTAATGGCGAAGCATTGCACGTTTTATTTCACGACATAATTCAAGAAACCGAGGAACATTGGCTTTCGTGGGGTCCGCGATTAGAGGAACTACACGAGAAAACAATTCGATACTTGCAGGCTCGTGTTGATCGTCCGGTATTCGCTTACGACCGAGAAGTCGTAAAACTAATTGGTGACGATTATGACAACGAAATTAAATTTGTTTTACCTTTACCGGACAATCGAAAAGAATTAGTCGAATTACTGACACTTGAAACAAGCGCAGGTTTTGAATCAACAGCAGGAGCAATGCAGCGATTAGGCGTCGAAAATGTAAACGCGAAAAAACAAGAGATTACTAACGAAATTGCACAACGAAGACAAACAACAGATCCATACAACGAAACTTCGTCCGCGTGACGTTAAACGGAGGTTTTTGAATGAGCGAAGAAATTAAAAACGAACAAACACATCAAACAGATAATGTCGACAATCAATCGCCAGCGGAGGCGGAAAAACCGCAAGTCGACAACAAAATTCCGTATGAGCGTTTTAAACAAAAAGTAGATGAAGTCAACGAGTTAAAACGTAAGTTGGCGGAAATTGAAAAAGAGCGCGATGAAGCGGAGCGCAAAAAGCTAGAGGAGCAAAACGAATACAAGGCCTTGTACGAAAAAGCGCAAGCGGAACTTGAAAAAATAAAAATGAGTGCGCTTGACGCGAAAAAAGATGCATTACTCGCACAAGCAGGCTACACAAGCGAGCAAATCGAACGGTACCGTAAGTATTTAACTGGCGAAAATGAGGACGAACTTAAAGCGTCACTCGAAACATTAATCGCGGATATTCCGCCGAAAAAGGCAGTAGGCGTTGACCCAAGCGCAGGTAACACTGAAAAGCAACCGCCGAAACCGAAAGATGAGGCGGAAATCGGGCGTAATATATTCAAACGCCTGAAAGAAAAAGGAAAAATTCGATAATTAGGAGGGTCATTAAATGGCAGGTTACACTTTAAAAATCACTGAGCAGCCGTTTAAAAGCGGTAAAAACATTTTAGCGTCTGAGCATTTTCAATTTATCGAAGGAGGCGCAACATTAGACGCGGCTGCAATCGGCGCTAAAACACTAGAAGCCGGAACAGCAATCGCTCGTAATACTACAACGGGTAAATTCGAGGAGTACAGCGAAACAACTCCGGGAACACTCGAACCCGGCTTTGATGAATTCGCAATTTTAAACGTGAACGTTGAAGTTGATGGAGTAAATGACGTAGTAGTCGGCGAGGTTATTGTTCGCGGTTCTGTTTACGATGCGAAAATTATTGGTGCTACTGATGCTTTTAAAGAAGCAAACAAAAACATTAGATATGTAAAACACATTTAACGTAAAGGCGCTTTCGGTGTGGATGCGTCTTAAAAAATTAATAATTTAGGAGGAATAGAGTTATGGCAGGTATTACACATTTAGAAGAATTTAAAGAGCCGGCATTGCGCGGTTTAGTTGACGAAACTTTGCAAGAGGCTGAACCAACGTTAGGCGACCGTTTCTTACCGAACGCAGAAATCTATTCGAATACTTTCGCGTATGACATCATTAAAAAATCTAAACACATTGGCGCTATGATTGGGTACGGTTCCGAGCCTCCGGTTGTTGACCGTGATGCAGTGGCGTCCAAAATGGGCGAAATCGCGAAAATGGGTATTAAATATATCGCGACAGAGGAAGAATTACTGGCGTTAAACCAAGCGCGTAATAATGGCGAAAAAGCTGCGATGATTGAACGTTTAGCACTTAAAGGCGTTGATCTCGTTCAAGCTATTCAACGTCGTATTGGCGTAATCAAAATGGAAGCATTAGCGAAAGGTAGCTTCTCGTATAACAAAAACGGCGTAAAAGTAAACGTTGATTTTGGTATCCCAGCCGAACATAAAGTCGCTTTAACATCACCCGATGATTGGGATAACGTTGACCGTGATGTTATCGCCGATTTACTAAATTGGGTCGAAATTTACGAAAACACTAACGGAAAATCGCCAGACGTAATTTTAATGAGTCGCGAAGTTCAAGCGAAATTATCGCGGAACAAAGTGATCGTTACAGAAGCAGGACGTCCGGAAGGTTCTACTCGCGTAAGTCAAGCAGAACTAAACGCGGTACTTGACGGATTTGGATTGCCACCTATTCAAATTGTTACTGACCGCAAAGTAACGGTTAAAGACATTTACACTGGCGACGATGAAGTGGTTGAATACTTCCCAGTAAATCGCGTCGTAATGTTAAGTGAAGGTGTCGGTAACTTCCTACTTGGCCCAACTGTTGAAAACAATTTCCAACCGGGAATTGTGTTGCAAGCATATGACAAGCAAGAGCCAATTCAATCCGTTTTACGCGCGGTGGCTGCTGGATTCCCAGCAATCGAAGCGCCAGGACTAATCTTCCACGCTGACGTATTCACGCCACAAGCATAATGAAAAAGCTAGTTGAAGTAGTCGGGGCGGTTGTAGACGGCAACAAACCCGGCTCAAAAATCGAAATAGATGAACGTAGCGCGAAACATCTCGAAAAAATCGGCTACGTTCGTATTCTTGCGCAGGAGGTTACGGGTGAAAAAGGTTCGTCAGCGCCGAAAAAGCCCGCAACTAGAAAGCGCACAACGTCTAAACAATAAGGAGGGAACGCTTAATGACGACAAAGGCGGAACTTGCCGAGCGACTTTTACGACGGTTTAAAGGCGTTCCAAATTTTTTATTAACGGACGCAGAGGAACTCGTTGATGACGCGATGCAGGTTCACGGCTTTGCGTCATCAAGCATTGTTCCCGAATCTGACGTAAATTTAATTTTACTTTACGCACAAGCCGAAGGCGCTTGGCAAATTGCTCTAGCTACCGCGCATTATTTTTCTTACCAAGACGGCGAGGAATCGGTCGACAAATCCAACGTTTCTGAGCAATATCGAAAACTAGCGCAAGACATTCGCGGACAGTACGAAGTGGAAAAAGTGCGAAAAAGTGGCTCTAGTTTTTTTGTTATGAAACGGATTGATCGACCATGAATTCACAAGAAAAACTAGACGCAATTTTCCGCCGAATTGCCGCCGAACACGGCAAGCTAACCGACAAGCAAGTCGCATTTGCGATACGCGAAATCGGGCGTGTTCGTAACGATGTTGCCGCCTTATTAGCTGATTTTGCGGCGGACGATGGCACGATTAAAAAACAGCGCCTTATGCGTTTGTTGCGTGAATTAGAGCAGTTAGAACGTTCAATGCGCCAATACGGCGAGGAATCGTTAAATAAAACGATAAATGAATCGGCAGAATTTGCGATTGAGCAAGCTAATGACGCCGTTAAAAAAGCCGTAGGGACTGCGCTTATAAAAAGCGGCATAGAACGTTTAAATCGGAATGTCGTCGAGTATGTGGCAACGAGATTTGGTGACGATGGACTAGTGCTATCAGATCGCATTTGGACGATGTCGGGAGAAATTCGCGACGCTATTGCGTCACAGCTTCGTGCCGACATAATTAAAGGCGAATCGGTTAGCACGATGGTGCGTAACATACGTCGAATCTACGAGAACGAAACGTGGATGATTCGGCGGTTGGTCGTAACGGAAGGCAACACGGCATATCGGACGGCTAACGCTATGAGCATTGAACGTAGCGAAGTAGCGGATTGGGTGCGAATCGTTGAAAACGGAAGCCGTCACCCTCGACATCAACAACACCGTTGCTATGAGTTAGCACGCGAAGATCGATATGGCAAAGGACGCGGAATTTTCAAGCCGACTGATACAGAAATTTACTCGCCACACCCGCAGTGCTCAGCGTTCATTGTTCCGGTTCTAAAAGACGAATATTTGTAGGAGGTGATTACGTTGCTAACCGAGTATGATTCAGCATGGATAAAGGCGAATCGTGCGGAACTGGTCGCAAATCGCACGTCAACAATCATCGTAAAGTACAAGGACGTCACCGAACGCGACCCGTTTACGAATGAGCCGATTGGAGAAACGGAAGTAAGTCGAACGGTACAAAGCGTAGTCACCGAGATTTCGTCGGCAACCGGAGCAGGCGCTGATCGACGATTGGAAAACGGAATAGAAGTCGAAGATGGCGACATTTGGCTTTCGATTGCGATTGATGACGTTGCCGATATTGTCAATAAAATTGATCGCATTGAATATGACGGCAAGCAATACGAAATTCTTGCGAAAGACAAAAAAGGTATTGGTGAAATCAATCGTATTGAAGTGTTAGGGCGGGTGATTTCGTAATGGTACGCAAACTCAACGTGCAAGTTTTCGGGATTGATGATGTATTAAAAAAGTTCGCCGAAACAGGCGGAGAGCCTGCGAAACGTGATCTCGAAAAAATAACGGAAACATATGCTAGGAAAATGGCGAGTGAATCCGCAGAAATGGCACCGGTTGATACCGGAGCGTTAAAAAATTCGATTTCGTCATCGCCGCAAAAAGCGGAAGGCGAAGGTATTGCGTGGGAGTGGGGTTCAAACTTGCCGTATGCAACTCGGCAAGAATACGAGCATAAATCGAAAAAAGGTTTCGTGCGTAAAGCGATTTGGAATAATCGAACGAAATACCGAGAAGCAATACGCAATCGAATAACGAAAGGGTGACGAATTTGCAGTACGATATTCAGGCGTCAATTATACGTCACCTAGAACAAAAGACGGGCTTGCGCGTTATTTGGATTTACGACGGCGTGACGTTGCCCGACGAAACGCAAAAGCCGTATGTAACGATTGAACAAATGCAAGACGATATAACAATACTTGCGAAACAACGCGAAGCAGTCGAAACGATTTATCGGTTTCAAGTCGGACTATTCGCAAAAACAGCCGCAGAACGGGCGAAATTACAAGAAAATATACGTAAAATTTTTCTTTACGATAATTTTGCGTTGCTTGATACGAGCCAGCCGGGAGTTCCATCGGTTGGCGTTTTTAATTGCGTTGTCGAACGCATCGTTCCTATGCCGGTAGATGACATCACAGAAAAATCGCAATACCACCGTGTTTATTTTGACGTGTTTGTTCAAAATATCGAAACAAAAACGAAGGAGTGACGAATAAATGCCGGTTTTAAAAGGCGAAAAAATTGTTTATGCAGTCCGTTTTACTGATGAAATGTCTCAACAACAAATTTTGCGCGTTCTGTATCAAACAACGGGTGGACGTTCGTATGAAGCTGACGAAATTGAAGTAAATACGAAGGACATTGACGGTGTGGACTATGGAGCCGTCACTGAAACAGTCTCTTTCGAAGGCTTGGTTGGAATAGATGATCCTGCGCTTGAACATTTGAGAGATTGCATTAAAAACAAGAAATTTGCAGAAATTCTGGAAATCAACGTTGATACAAAAGAAGCGGAAGTCGGGAAATACATGATTTCCTCGCTTGAATTCGAATACCCAGACGAAGAAAATGCAACATTCTCGTTTGAAGCGACACTTGTCGGAAGCACGACGAATGAGACATTGACGGAAGTTCCAGCAGGCGCAACATCTATCGATTAATTGACGGCGGGTTGTTGCCCGCCTTTTCTTTACTAAAATAACGGAGGTAATAACGCATGGCACGTTTTGAAATAAACGGAAAAGAGTATGAATTAAAACTAACGTTTGAAAGTGTAAAATACTTAAACGACTTATTTGACGGCGGTTCTTTTGAAGTCATCGGAAAAGCGATTATGGGAGACCTCAACACTTTCCCACACATCATTCACGCCGCATTGTTCCACACTGGCGAAAATTTCGCGTTGAAGGACGTTGAAAAAGCAATTGACGAAGCAATTCAAAACGAAAAACTCGATCTCGACGGAATTGTTAAATTGTCTAACGAAATTGTTACGAATAGTTTTTTCTACAAAAAGACGGTAGACAAACTACTGAAAGAAAACAAAGAAGCGAAGAAAGCAATCGAACAGCTTCTGAAATAAACGACGAATACGAACAGGTTATATTTAACGGTTGGCGTTATTTATCGCTAAAACCACACGAAATAGAATCGCTAACACCGCGCGAATTTGAGATTCTTATGAAAGCGGAAAATGAACGACGATACGACGATTATGAGCGTATGGCAATTCAGGCGCTTATGATCGAAAAAGCACATCGTGAAAAACGACCGAAATTAACGGATTTGTTCAAGCGGCCTAATGACAAGCAAAATCACGACAAAAAGACGATAAATGAACGAAGAAAAGAAGTTGACGAAATCAACGCGTGGCTTTCGACATTGACAACAGAACGGAGGGGGTGACGGCTTGGAAGAAAATATTATCGTCAAGGTAGGCGCGGATATATCGAATTTAGCACGTGGGATGAGCGAAGGAGCAAAAAGCGTACAAAATTTCGAACAGTCCGTGAAAAAAATTAATCGACTGGCAAGTGGAATATCGTCCGTCGGTGCGACAATCGGTGCAACGTTTGGCGCTGTTTCGGCAGCAACAACTACAGCGTTGGCTGGCATGGTAAAGACGACGGTTGATTTTGATACCGCATTACGCAGAGCCGGCGCAATCGCCGGAGCAACGTCAGGTGAACTAGAGGAAATGCGTTCAGTAGCGTTGGATTTGGGTGCATCTACAACGAAAAGTGCAAGCGAAGTAGCGACGGCTATGACGGAAATGGCTGCGAAAGGATATGACGCCAATCAAATAATTGCCGCCATGCCGGGAATAATTGCGGCAGCAGAAGCGTCCGGCGAGGACTTGGCGCTAACGGCGGATACTGTTTCGTCCGCACTCAACGCATTCGGACTTGAGGCGAGTGAAGCGACAAGAGTCGCTGATGTACTTGCGGAAACGGCTAATAAATCAGCAGCGGGAATTCAAGATATGCAGTACAAACGGTGCTGGGTTGCGGGGAAACTCGCAGCATAAAGCAGGGCGTGAATTCGGTAGAGGCTAAGGCGAAAGGCTATGCTAATACCGAGCCAAGCCCGATCGGAAACGGCGGGAAGGCGTAGAGACTAGGACATGGAGCCCTAACGCATAACGGCGAGGGTGGTAAAGTCCCACGAGCGCGCCCCACCCTAACGTGTAATGGCGAGGGTGAAGATATAGTCCGAACCGGAGGCGAATTGACGCCTCGTAATGCGGCGAAAGCCCCGGAGCTACCGGATAAAGAGCCGGTAGGGTAACAAATTGATTCGTTTAAATACGCCGCACCAGTTGTTTCGTCATTAGGCGTTTCACTCGAAGAGTTAGCTGCGGCGACTGGGATAATGGCAGATGTTGGAATACGTGGTGAGCAAGCGGGCACAACGCTTCGCGGCGGTTTAGTTCAGTTGTTAAAGCCGGCGGAAAAAACCGCAAAAATGATGGAATCGATGGGCATACAGGTGACGGACGCGAACGGCAAATTCATCGGCCTTGCCGGTGTAATACGCGAGTTTCAAGAATCGATGAAAGGCATGACCGATACGCAAAAACTCGCGACGCTTTCGCAAATTGTCGGAACAGAAGCGGCTAGTGGTTTCTTGGCGCTCATGAAAGCAGGACCGTCCGAAATCGAAAAAATGACGAAAGCGCTCGAAAATAGTGGCGGCGCGTCAAAAGAAGCCGCAGAACAAATGATGGGCGGAATTGGCGGCGCACTGGAAGAATTGAGTGGTGCGTTTGAAACGTTATCCATAATGATCGGTAGTCAATTAGCGCCTTACATTCAAGCGTTCGCAACGTGGCTTAGCGGATTAATACAACGCTTTAACGAAGCTAGTCCTGCCGTTCAAAAATTTGTTGCGATTGGATTGGCGTTAACCGCAGGCTTAACCGGTCTTATTGCGGTACTTGGAGCGGTTGCAGCCAGTATCGGATTTATGATAACGGGAATTATGCCGTTAATTTCGGCTATTGCGCAAGCTGGCGGGGTAACTGCGTTATTGTCAAGCGCATTAGCGTTTTTGTCGAATCCGATTACATTGACAATCGCTGGAATAACTGCGCTTGTCGCGGCTTTTGCTTTCGCTTACTCACAATTCGAAGGTTTCCGTAACGTCATTAATAGCGTTTTTTCAACTTTGATGACATTCGTTCAGCCAGCGTTAACAGCGGTCACGACATTTATCCGTGAACAAATAACGGCGCTGTCTGAGTGGTGGCGACAAATATGGCCTGACTTGTCACTCGCGTTTATGAATATTTGGAATGGTATTGTCGCGTTTATTACGCCGATTTTAAACACAATTCTTGCGCTGTTTAAATTCGTGTGGCCCGCAGTTGAGTATATCGTCAAATCCGTATGGGAAAACATAAAAGGCGTGATTGAAGGCGCAATCGCTGTTATAACCGGCATCATTCAAGCGTTCTCTGCGTTGTTTACAGGTGACTGGGACGCGCTTTGGAATGCGATAAAACAAATTATTTCTGGCGCAATTGAATTCGTTTGGAACTTGTTCAATTTATTGCTTTACGGTCGTTTGTTAAAAGCTGGAACAGCGTTACTAAACGGGTTAAAAGCAGTTTTTTCCGCAGGGTGGAACGCAATAAAAACAAACACAAGTAAAGTATTCACGTCAATATGGAATTTTCTAAAAAACATATGGAATAGTACGGTTAATTTTTTTAAAAATACTCTAAACGGTATTCGTGCAACATTTATGAACGTTTTTAACGCAGTACGTTCGTTCGTTTCAAATGTTTTTTCAAACATACGAACAATTATTTCAAACGCTATTAAGTCGATTAAAGATTTCGTTAGTAGCGGACTTGATAATATTCGCAAATTTTTCACTGATACTTTTGATAAAGTTGTAAGTTTTTTGAAAGGAATAGATTTAGTATCAGTCGGTAAAGACATTATTTCTGGTCTAGTACGCGGTCTATCCTCAATGGCAGGTGCGGTTATTAGCGCAGTTGCAGATGTTGCTGGAAAAATAAAAGACAAATTCCTTTCATTTTTCGGCATACACTCGCCGTCTCGTCTTATGCGCGATGAGGTCGGTAAATATTTGCCGTTGGGTCTTATCGCGGGCATTCAACGAATGAAAAATGACGTAATTAGCGCAGCCGAACAAATGGCTAAATGGGCAACGCCTGACGTACCAAGAATGTCGCTTGCTTACTCGACACCTACAGGCGTTTATGGTTCGCTATCTAGCGCAGTAAACGGAACAGTCAACGTTGATTCGCGCGACGAAATACTAGCGGCTGCGATTGATCGGTTAGAACGGTCACTTGACGGTATGACAATTGTAATGGACGGAGAACGTGTCGGTCATCTTGTTCGCGGATATGTAAACGAAGGAAATGCGGTTGATGCTACGATAAGGAGGTATTTCGGTTAATGGACGTTGAAATAACGAAACAAAACGGAAAGACATTTAAATTAAGCGACTATGATATAGTCGTTCGTGATTTTGTCGTCGGATCAATCGAAATACTTCCGACATATAACGAAATAGAAGGGCGTCACGGGCGTGTTAATATGGGAGCTACTTACGGCGCACGGGCAATTAGCGTGCCTTTTTACTTTAAAGCGAATGATCTACTCGACTTTCCGTTGCTTCGCGACTTATTGTTCGAGTTGACGGTAGACACTGAACCATTTTATATTCGTGAATTGCGACGTGGCATTTTTCAAACCGGCGACAATAAGTATGTCGGAGGCAAACGGTATTTAGTACGGTTGGCAAGTTCGTTCGATATTGAACAAACGTATAAATACGGGTTTGGTGAGTTGTCGTTTGAAACAACCGATCTACCATTCGCCGAATCCGTCGGCACAACACAAGACATTCAAGAAAACGGAATTAACGCCGATGACGAGTTGTGGGGGTTCGGTATGGGGTTGATCGAGGAAATGGGAGATGTCGAATATGTGCCTACAAGTTGGTATCATGTCGGGTCTAAGAAATGGAGTGAGATCTAATGGCTTCTTATACACCGAATTATAACTTGTATTTACCAAACGAAAATGATGATATAGGAGTTGCTCAATCGCTAAGTGATAACTTTTCTAAGATAGATACACAAATAAAAAATAGGGCGAGCGAAATCGGAATCTTATCGAATTTGACAACAACATCAAAAAGTAATTTAGTCTCTGCAATTAATGAGCATGACAGCGAGATTGGCAATTTATCGTCACTTACAACATCGAATAAGTCAACGGTGGTAACAGCAATTAACGAAGTGAAAGGAAAAGCGGACGCAAACGAAACTAATATTGGAACGTTATCAAATTTAACAACGACAAATAAAAATAGTTTAGTTGAAGCGGTTAACGAGGTTCAAGGGGAAGTTAATACAAATACAACGAACATTGGAAATCTATCTAGTCTAAATACAAGTGATAAAGCAAGTATTGTTAACGCAATAAACGAAGTGAACAACAAGCTATTAGGAATCGCGAAAGGAACATTCACAACTTCCGGAGATGGAGCGGCAACGACCGTGAATATCGCACACGGATTAGGTGTTGTACCGGCATTTTATCAAGTGCAAGAAGCAAGCGCAGACGCTGGAACTGCCGATATTAGTTTCGTTACCGCCGACGCTACAAATATTACAGTTACATTCAAAACGGCGCTTCCGGCAGGTACGAATAATATAACGCTTGTTTGGAGAGCGGAATTATGACGACATGGGCAGAATTTGCAAGATTGAAACAAACAATGTACACAGTTTATGATAAAACTTCTTTTCGTGTGTACAACGCTGGAAACGTGCCGATTCATCCGTTCCAACAAGATTTAAAGATTACGATTAAACAAGTTATAGGCTCGACTGGCTATTTTGAGTTACGCAATATTACAAACGGAACGGTTTTCCGTGTAAACGAAGCTGTTTCTGATACGCAAACAATCGTTTTAGACGGTCCGAATATCACATCAAATGGACTTAATTTTTTACGAAAAACGAATAAGGGGTTTATCGAGTTGTCGCCGGGTTGGAATGATTTTCAAATTTATGGCGCTAGTAGAGCGACTATAGAATTTGACTTTAGGTTTTATTACTTATAACAGGAGGGATGTCAATGGCACGAAGAGATATCGGAACTAGATGGGATCGAGAAAACCGAAACAATATAAACGAAAATTTTAGAGAATTGTATGACGTACAAGACAGAGCGATTGAAGAAGCGACGCAAGCAGTTATTGACAGCGCAAAGCTGTTATGGCTTGAGCCCGTTAAAACTTTTACGGATATTACAACGACCTACCCCAATCCAGAAGTAGGTCATACGGTTTTCGTTAGGGATACCGGCAAAGTTTATCGTTTTTATGACGGGGCTTGGATGGAAATACAGCAAATTGATGCGGGGCCTGTGAATGAAGTAGATACGAGATTGAGCGCGGAAATTGAAGAAAATAGACAAGAGATCGAACAAGCGAGAACAAAAGCGGATGGGACGACGTTTCCAGTTTTGCGGGATAGATTGAACGATGTCGATGATCAAATTGGAATTCTATCGAATAAATTAATCAATGTTGTGAGCGTAAACAAAATTCAAGGTTCAACAGATGATACGACTACCATTGAGAATGCTGTTAATCAGTTGGATGGAACAAGATTAAATATATTGCGATTTGAGAAGAACGATTGGATTGTCAAAAGAAAAATAAATATACCTGTATCGAACGTGATTATCGATTTTAATAACTCAACAATCACATGGGATGGTACAGGCGAAGATAGTATCTATACAGGTGTATTTCAATTTTTAGGTCAAAAAACAACGACATCAACAACAATTTCTGTCGATGAACCAGAAAAGACGAATACCATTACAGTAGTGGATGCTAGTATATTTACTGTTGGCGACTATATTCATATCAAAACACCTCCAGGAGCAACTGACCCGAAAGACATTTATAATTCTTATTTTACAAGAATCGATAAAATAGTTGGTAACACCCTTTACGTTGACTATCAAAAACGATTAGGAGCCACCGCCTCTCTAGGTGTAACTGTTACAAAGGTCAATCCAGTCCAAAATATTGTTATTAAAAATGCTCATTTCGTCGCAAAAAATCAAACTGCTCGAACAAATGGAATGGGTGGGTTATATCTTGCATATGCAACAAACGTTTTAATTGAAAACACTTCTTTTAAGGGGTTTTGGTTCAAAGGTGTAAAAACCTTATATTGCACGGATGTTTATATCAAGAATATTGTAGTTCGAGACCCTGCTGCAACAGGTGGTGGGGAAGGGTACGGAATACAATTTGAAAATTCACATAAGTGTAAAGTAGAGAATGGTCGCTTTCATAACGTCCGACATGGAACAGATGCAACCGCATCTTCATGGATTGTATTTCAAGATTGTATAACAACGAACGGAAAGTCTGTTTCATATAGTTTACACAAAGCATATGAGTACGAGATTCGATATTTGAATTGTCATAGTATCGCAGACGAAAGCGGTGGTTTCGCTCTTGGAGGATTAAACACAGGATTTGCGGACATATCAGATAACATCTATTTGGATAATTGCACTGTTACCGAGGCAACTGGTTACGGGCTTCAAGCAACAGGAAAAGGAGAAAACTTGTATATCAATAACTGTTCTTTTTCGTTGAAAAATGGAGTTGTGGGACATGCGTTTTCAGTCACTCAAAACAACACTTACATCAATAATTGTGCGTTTAACGGTTCTTTAACCGTTTCAAATATCACAGGAGCTAAAAATGATGGTGTTGTACAGATTTCAAATGTAAAACTAATCCAACAGTCAAACAATCGAGCTTTACGCTTAATTGGTAACGTGAAAGTTACTATTGAAAACTCATTCATTTTAGGCAAAACAGATATAGATGAAAATGTTGAACTTACCATTATCAACTCGAAAATTAAAACGATTGGTGAAGATGGGCTTTTTAATTACACAGGAACAACATCTGATAATATTATAATGAGTTTAATTAATTGTGATGTAGAAGTGACAGGGACAGGGTCTACTACTTATACATGGAAAGGTAAAAAGATAAGATTTATTGGTTGCAAATTTACTAATCAAAGTACAAGACCGTTTTACATGAACAACAAAGTTACTGAAGTTTTTAACTCAACAGGTATTTTGCGAATGATTATTAGTGCAATCGCAAACTTTGAAATGACGTTGAAAGATAATAACTTTAATGACGGTCAAATATCAAGGGTATTGGATATTTTAAACTCAACAGGAGATTTATATATCATTGACAATATCATTAAAATGCTCGACCAAACTTATAATGCGATTGTTGCTTCAACAGGAAATACGTTAAATACTAAACTTATCGGGAATCGTATTGTAGGTAACGTAGCACTGGATGGTTCTACTAAAGGTATTTTCAAAAATAATGACATTACAGGAACAACAGTAACACTACCAGCATCAAGTGCAAGTATAATCGTAGGCGACAATCTAATTAATGTGTAAATGCATAAAACGATATTTTTCTGATAATTTAATGCCTCTCTAAAGAATAAAACTACAAAAATTTTCTTCTTTATGCTATTATACTAACAGAAAATCGGGAGGGAGGTTATTTTTTGAGTAGGGTTCTGCGTGGAATTCATAAATTTATCGGGATGGTATTAGGGTTTGTTATTTCACCTTTTTTTATCATTGGCGGTTTTTACGCATCTTTCTTGGGAAGGTTTGCGGATTTCAATATGATACTTGCTTATGTCCCTTTTTATCTAGGAGAATATTTGCGTTATTTTTATTATAAAGCTCTTTTGAAAAAAGTAGGGAAAAACGTTGTTTTTAAGTATGGGAGTTATTGTCAATATCGGGAAGCAGAAATTGGTAACAATTGTTTAATAGGCTATTTTAATGCGATCGGTCTTGTAAAAATGGGGGATGATGTTTTAGTTGGTGGTTATGTAAATTTCACATCGGGGCTAAGGCAACATTCTTTTTCAGACCCGACCAAAAAAATTCATGAACAACCCGGACGGAGAAGATTAATTGTTATTGGTTCTGATTCATGGATTGGTAATAACTCAGTAATCTGTGCAAGTATTGGAGAACGAACGGTAATAGGTGCGGGTTCTTTGGTTGTAAAAGATTTGGAAGGATATGGCGTTTATGTTGGATCACCAGCAAAACTAGTTAAGAAATTGGATGGTCATAAGGTATCCTAAAAAATAAAATGACGCTTTTAACTAAAAATTAGAAAACTGTATAGTGTAAGTAATAATTTTACGAATATAAGCATCAATTGAACAGGAACTAGTCGTTTATAAGAAGTCGCTCAACTCCGTTTGGGTGGCTTCTTTTCCTTTGGAGGTGAATCTATGTACGTAAGAGATTTGGAAGGAAACGAGTACCCAGCGCAAGCAACGTCAACAAAAGAGTTAGAACTCAACGGCAACCAATCGTTTTCAGCAGTGTTTGTCGCAAACAAAGTAAACGATCTTTTTATCGATAGTATTGACCGCATGTGGGAAGTCGTTGACCACGACGGAGTTACTCATAAAATCATATATGTGAAAAAGCAAGGAAAAGGGAATCGTCTGACAGTCGAAGTCAAGGCGGTTCCTTTATTTTTTGACAAATTCGATACAATGCGTATTTACACGGAATACAACGAACATATGACGGCACGTGAGTTTTTCTCGCTTGTTTTCGCCAATACTGGTTTTGATTTTGTTCTTGTCGATTCGTTTGCGGCTGTAGAATGGGAAGGGTTGGGCGGCGGAGAAACACGTTTGTCAATGTTTAAAAAAGGTCTCGAACGCTATAAATGCGAGTTTCGTATCGTCGGAAATACCGTCTATTTGGAATCACAAATCGGTCGCGACACGGGTTTTATGTACCGACACCGCCTGAACGCTTCAAATATCGTGCAGGAAAACGATGCAAGCGAGTTTTACACGTATGCAAAAGGGTACGGCGACTATTCGGACGAAGATGGTTGGCAGTGGGCAAATTTGATTCGTGAGTATACGTCTCCACTTTCGCAAATTCCCGGAATCGGCATCCGTGAAGCACCGCCGATTATGGACGGACGAATAACGCAAGCCGAGACGATGGACGAACAACTTAAAACACTTGTTGACGAATCGTTGAAAATTAGCGTTTCAGCCGATATTCACGACTTAAGACGGCAGGGTTATGCGTTGGCGCAGCCGGAATTGGGTGATCGAGTTTTCTTAATTGATGAACGAATTGGTCTTGACACGGAAGTTCGTGTCGTTCAAATTTCGATCACAAAGGATTGGCAAGGCAACGTCATTGACTTAAAACTAACGTTCGGCACACCGTCTATTACAAAGCGTTATCAATCGAACATACAGACGGCAGTTGAACGTGTAAACGAAATTATGGAAGGTCGTACAAAGATACCGTTTTCCGTACTTGATAATGCGGTCATTAAAGCGACAAAAGAACTGCAAGGCGTAATGAGCGAATTGAAAGTGCCGCCAAATGGCGGACTTATGGCGGTTGATAAAAATGATCCGAACAAAATTGTCGTGTTTAACGCAGCCGGAATCGGTATTTCTGATGATGGCGGACAGACGTTCCGAACAGCAATGACGGGTTCTGGAATCGTGGCGGACGTAATTACCGCCGGAACATTGCGAGGAATTACGATAATATCGGATGACGGACAAGGAAATTCAGTGACGATTGAATCCGGGTCTTTGATTAGTAGAATTACTAATCGGGACATGATTAAAATTCACAATTATGAGATTTATTTTTATGATCCGGGAGATGCATCGCCGTCTCCCGATTACGGAGTAGTCGCAACGTTAAGTTCGTCTTGGAAGGATGATAATACTAATGCAAGAGGATTCGGTATTGTTGGATACAAGGATTACTTTTATGTAGGACTTGGGGAAAGCGATACAAAAGCTAAGAGTTTTTTTGAAATTAATTTTTCTGATTCTAGGACTTATTTGTACGGCGAAGGTCGTGACGAGAAAACAATTGGTCGTCTCGATCTGCATTCTGTTAGATCGGGGGCGTATAATTACCAAACGTCTAAAATTTCGATAGAAAATAATTATTATGACAATACCCGTTGGGGCGGTGTTTTTGTCTACACCGGGCGCGGTACAGAATCTCCGGGAGCGAATAAACGTTTCGGATTTGAAGTTTGGCAATATGACGGTAGTGGCGGTTTAAATCAACATCTCATAATAGACGGAGGAAGTAATGGGAAATCTTACACAGGTATTTATACTGACGAAGCGTGGCTTCCTAGCCAATCATACCTAAAATATAAGAACGGATATTATTATAATGCGCTAGGCATCGGTATTGATTCTAATGTTAGTAATTTGAGAGGTTCATTAAACGGAAACGCTTTGTTGTTTGTTGATATTTGGGATTTTAATGTTGACCCAAATGTGCGATACCAATCTGGTCGCTATAATATGAGCGGAGCTGAAAATATCTTTGCTGTTTTTGTGCAACCAATGGGCGGTAGTTCGGTTTTTTACAATGCAAGAGCATATAACATCTCTAATACAGGTTTTGATGTGTATGTTGCGAAAAACGATGCTTCTGATACGCCGAGCGCAACGCGAATTCAATTACAACTTATTATTATTTATGAACCAAGTGCATAGGAGGTAGGTGTCGTGAACGTAAAAGAGCAAAAACCTATTTCAATCGTCTTGGATGAAGAAAAACAACATAAACAAGCGGAAGCGCCAAAAAATTAAAATAATATTGAGAAAGAGGGGTAAGGATGGAAAAAGCGAATCATAACGCCGAATATATTATTTTTTCGTACCAAAACCAATTGGCAGAAGCAAGTATGAAAATTGCGGAAAGGGATTCGAAAATTACTGAATTATTTCAAGAAAACGAACAGATGAAGAAAGATTTGCAGGAAAGAGAAAAAGAAATTGCAGAACTAAAAAGGAAAGTGGAAGAGTTAGAGAAGAAAGGAGAATAAGCGTGGAAACCATCATTAAATACGTTTCAGCCGGAATCGGAGCAGTTATCTCATTTGCGTTTGGGGGATGGCATACATTGTTAAGTATCTTACTAGCATTCGTCATACTAGATTATGTATCAGGATTTTTTGCATCAGGAATTGAAGGAAAATTGAACAGCAGCATTGGCATGAGAGGGATCGTCAAAAAAGTGGCGGTCTTTTTTGTTGTTGCTGTGGCTCACATGATGGACGTTGCGCTCGGTTACGACGGTCATATTTTGCGTGATGCAACGATCTTTTTCTTTTTGGCAAACGAAGCGCTGTCTATCCTAGAAAACGCCGGTAGAATCGGTGTTCCGGTTCCGGGAGCGCTCAAAAAAGCTATCGATATTTTGAATGAAAAAAGTGAAGGGGGCGGCAAGTAATGGGTTATATCGTTGATTTATCGCATCACCAAGACCCGAAAAAGATCAATTACGACACTTTCGCGAAACAACTCGATTTTGCGATTATTCGCACACAGTATGGTTACAAAACGGTTGACCGCGCATATAAAACACATCACGCTGAATTACGCAAACGGGGCGTACCAACCGCAGCTTACGCATGGGTACGTGGAGTTTCCGTGTCTGACATGGAAGTGGAAGCCACTGATTTTTATAACCGGACGAAGGATTTAAATCCGACATTTTGGTTTTTAGACGTTGAAGAAGAAAGCATGAAGGATATGCGTGGCGGCGTTAAAGCGTATGTGAAGAAGTTACGTCAACTCGGAGCGAAAAAGGTTGGCGTATATATTGCCCATCATTTGTACGAGAAATTCAACTTAGACATGAGTGACTTTGACGCTGTTTGGATTCCTCGTTATGGAACAAACAACGGAAAACCACAAACAAAACCAGCCTATCCATGTGATTTATGGCAATATACAAGCGTTGGGCGACTTGATGGGTACAACGGAGATCTGGACTTGAATATGATTATTAGTGATAAAAAGCTGGAATATTTTACAGAGGGAACGAAAAGCGCAGCACCGGTAAAAAAAGTTAATTCTGCAAAAAGTAGTACTAAAAAGACAACATCATCAGTCTCAGTATATACAGTCAAAAAAGGCGATACCCTTTCAGAAATTGCTCAAAAATATGGAACGACTGTGAATGAATTGGTTAAACTGAACAACATTAAAAATCCAAATCTCATTTATCCTGGGCAAAAGATAAAATTAAAAGGGTCAGCTTCAAAAGCTATTTATCACACCGTCAAAAAAGGGGATACTGTTTCTGAATTAGCTATTAAATATGGCAGCACCATCGCACAAATTAAATCCTGGAACAAACTTAAAGACGTAAACAAAATTTACGTTGGTCAAAAATTGCGAGTGAAATAAAAATAGCACGGTCATCAGACCGTGCTTTTCGATTTTCTTTTTCGGACTTCATCACCTATTGAGAGTTGGACGCTACCCACTCCGCAGCAAAGGTCGAGGCTGATGCCGCCTTCAACTTCGTACAAATTAAACGGCTCGACGCCGTAATATTGCGAGTAGATCTGAAATAGCCCCCTCGCAATGAACAAGACGCCGTCCCGTTCGTGCTCACTGCCAACGCTTGCCGGTTCATCTTCCGACAAGTAAAGAGTGGTGATCGTATTTTCTTTCCCTTGAAGCAGGTATTTTTTGAGTAATTCAATACCTACTTCTTTTCCTTCTTGATAATTATGCACTTCAAATTCGAAGTGCAATCGCGTTGCTGGACTGTAATTAATCATTTCCGATTCCTCCTTGCTTGAGTATTGTTAATCCTTCCATCGCACCGCCAACCTAAGTTGGCAATGCTAGCAAGAATCAACGATTGAGCGCCTCCATGTATTCGTCGACATCGCGGCCGATTTCTTTCAAATGCTCGACCACTTCGCTCAGCGTCATAATGTAACCTTTCGGCTCTTCGCCATCCCACTGCGACGTTTCTTCTAGTAGGAACGTTGGTTCGGACGGTTTTTCCCCGTCAAGTTCAACAATACGGTATATCTGTTGATGACGACCTATCGAACCAGTCACCCAGTCATGACCGTTCCACTCGTCTAAGCTGATATAATCTGAATCGGCGACAATGTGAGTATCTGTCCAGCACTCGTCAAGTTCGACAGTTCGCCAGTTTCCACCGTCCCAAAAACGGTATATTTCGACAACATGACCGTCTTTTTCAACGTAAAAGTTTTTGTTTTCGATGTCGTAGATTAACCGGCTACTTTCAGCGTCGCCATAATATTCTGTATACTCAGTCGACACTTCGACGCCTAATTTGTCTCGGAAAAAGCTTTCTAATGCGTCAACAACTGCTTCGTCTGTTTCGGTGAAATATGCGTCAAATTTTTCGCTAACATCGCCCAAGTCCAGGGATTCCGTATTTACTCCTTCGATGGCAACCGACCAGTCGCCTAACAACACGACTTTTTCAACTTCATTGTCATCAATCAAATAATTCCATGCATCGTTTCTCCACAATCTAAAAGTTTTCATTTTAAATTCCTCCTTGTTTTTTGTTCCTCATCAACCTTACATCTTAATTATACAATTATATAATTATATGGTCAACTATTTTTTATAAAATTTTTTAATTTTTCTAAGTCCTCTTTCCAAAACAACTGTACTTTTCCTTTCCCATTTCCGTATTCTTTGCAAGGAACTATCCGCCCCTCTCGAATGTGATGCTGGAAAGCTACATTGGATAGACCAACATATCTTTCAGCTTCTCTTCTAGTCATGATTTGCTCCAAAAACTCTTCTTTACTCATTTTCATCTTGCTTGTCCTCCAGAATTGGATTGAAATATTTTTCCTCGGCTGCTTTTCTAGCTTTTATAGCATCCTCTTTATTATCAAAATATCCTAAAGTAATCTGTTTACCCTTAAACCCGATGTATGACCGCCATTTTTGACGGGTTTTCATCCATGCTACACCTTTATGCCCGCTTTTGTTATTTTTATAGGTTTTAGTTTTTAGTGCGGTTACCCGAGTACCGTCTACTTGATCGTGTTTAATATGCTGGTCTCTACCGGTATCCCTTTTTATATCGTGCTTGCACCCGCAACTTTTGTAATGCCCGTGAATCAAACTATAGCCTTGCAAATAAACAGTATTTCCACAACTACATTTACACTCCCACAAAAGGGTATTATTTTTGCCTCTAATGTCGCTTAGTTTAATAACAGTCAGCTCACCGAATTGCTGGCCGGTAATGTCGATCCGTTTTTAGTCAACTCGTTTTACCATGTTTCACCTCAAATACATACGGATTTAGGAACCCAAAATTTATTTACAATATCAATTCCACCTTCATGCGCTACAGCTTCAATGTAAAATGCTTTTTCAGTTTCCTTTTTGATGATAAAAACAGAGTTATTTATTTGAGCAACCATGCTTTTATGTCCAAATGTTTTTTCGATAAACCAAGGAGCAATACCGGCAATACGCCCACCTTTTTTATCGCGGATTTGTTTGTACATTTTCCATGCCAATTTCAATGCTTCTGCAAAATATTCTTTAGGGCTTCCTCCGAATCTTTTAGCGCCATTACGTGCGAATTTCCAAGCGTTGTTCATAACAGACTTCTTTGTTAATTTCATTTTCATTACCTCCCCTTGTTTGTACTTTAATTATATAATTATAAAATTGTATAGTCAATACCTTTTTTAAAATTTTTGCATAAAATCTACTCATTCGAATTAATATCTACTCTATATTATTTGTTCGTTTCAAACACGCTTGAATCTCGGTTAAAATTTCGGTATAATAACGTCAGTAACCGCGTCTCGTTTTTTTCGAGACCGAATTATAAAATATGTTAACGCAAAGGTTCCCGTTTAAATCAACGTTTATATTTCGCAAAAGGTTTCCGGTACCACGTCCGTCGGGGGTTCGAGTCCCTCCGAGCGCGTAAGCGTTGATTTAACGGGGTTTCTTAGCGGAAACTCCGTTTTATTTTGTCGAGTAAGGACGCGAACACCGTAAAAACGACCGGTAAGTTTTTCGCAAGGTTCGCGTCCGTTTTAACGCAGGTAAACGGGTCCTTTCGTTATTGTTTGACGGGAGGTTATTTTATGCCACGAAAAATGCGCAGAGGGGTATATAAACGAAGAGAATTTTCGGTCACAAGAACGCCAACGGCGTACATAACAATAGTTGATGCGCTTAACCGTGTTATGACGATTTTTCAAACGGAAGGATATCGTGAAAGAACGATCAACGACTATCGTAATTATTGGTCGGAATTTATCGAAACAATCGGCGTACGTGAAACCGATAATATTGGCGACATAACAGTAAATCATTTCAGACTGTATATTGATACACTACTGAATGTAAGGAAACTTTCGCCAGTTACGATAAACATTCGGTTAGGTGGTGTTAAATCTATTTTTAGTAAACTCGCCGCAAACGATATTATTAATGAAAACCCAGCGCAAAAAGTTCCGAAACTAAAAACGGATGAACAACGAATATTTACATTGACGGACAAGCAAATTAAACGACTTTTCAGCGTTATTGATCGAGATACTTTCGCAGGGTTTCGTGATTACTGCGCAATGCTGACTATGTTGAAATGTGGCTTACGATCTAATGAAATTAACGCATTGGAAATTAACGACATTGACTTTGAGAATTGTGTAATTTTGCTGCCGGGCGCAAAGAACAAAAACCGTAAAACGCGAGTTGTACCAATTACAAAAGAAGTGCGTGATTGTCTTTACGATTTAGTTGCGGAAACACAAGAATATTTCGGAACAGACGTGAAACACGTTTTTACGAATCAATACGGAGAGCCAATGCGCAATGACCATATACGTAAGCGTATGGATAAGTACGCTCGTATTGCAGGACTAAAGGACGAGTGTCGAGCAAGCCCACATAGTTTGCGACACACATTCGCAGTTAACTACTTAAAACGTGGTGGAGACATTAGATCGCTGCAAATGATACTCGGTCATAGCGACATTACAACAACGCAGATATATCTTGACTATACGAACGACGACGTGTCTGAGCAGTATCGAAAAGTAATGGAAGATGAAAATTGAGAAAATATTAAAAATTGGTTATAATAAATTTGTCGGAAAAAGAGGAAACGGAGGTTAAAAATGGAAAAGAAAAAGTCGATATTAAAGCGCTGGTGGTTTTGGGCAATCGTAATTATCGTTATTATCGGAATAGGCGCGGTTGGCGGTGGTGAGGAAGAAACAAACACCGCAGAACAGGCGAGTACCGAGCCACAAATTAACGAGGAAAAACCAAAGCCGAAAGAGAACGATGAAAAATCCGAACCGGAAAACAAACCAACTATTTCAAAAGCCGAGTTTGACGCAATTAAAAACGGAATGACATACGAAGAAGTCGTTAAAATTATCGGCAGCGAAGGAGAGGTTATGAGCGAAACCGGCGAAGAAGGTACGGATTTGCATACGATCATATATTCGTGGGATGGCGAGGGCGAGATAGGCGCTAACGCTAATTTCACGTTTCAAGGCGGAAAATTACAAAATAAAGCGCAGTTCGGATTGAAGTAACGTAAAGGCTCACGCAAAAATGCGTGGGCTTTTATTTTTTTTCGCAAAAATGTCGCAATTTCATTTTCGGTTTTGGTTAATAGAGTGAAAGGAGGTTTTAAAGAATGGCGTCATTGATAGAAAAACTTTACAAGGCAGGCGCCGATTTTAAACAATCGTCAGGTGGGATTTATTACGCAGAAATAAACGGAATATCGATAGCTAAAGTATGTTCATCTTGTGATGAATTTAAGTTATTAGAAGAGTTTTCATTTCGGAAAGATGGCGTACTTTCGCGGATGAATCAATGCAAAGAATGTGCAAGAAAGTACAAGATAGAAAACAAAGAAATGATTCGCGAGAAAAATAAAATATACTTCCATATGAATCCAGAAAAACGTCTAATTAGCAACAGGAAAAGATGGGAGTTGATTCACCATCTCCCTCGCAATTTGACAAAAGAAAAATTAGAAAAAACTTTAGAATTTTTTGGTAATCGTTGCGCCCTCACTCTTTCAGAAGATTACGAATTAGATCATGTTATACCTATAGCAATAGGTCACGGAGGAACTATATATGGTAATATTATTCCTTTGCGAAAAGATTTAAATATAAGCAAAGGTGATAAAAATATTTTTGATTGGTACAAAACAAATAGAAAACGTTTCGGAATAAAACAAGAACAGTTTGACATGTTGATAGAATGGATTGCAAATACAAACGGGTTGAATGAGCATGAATATAAAGAATTTTATTACTGGTGTTTTGATAACCCACGTACTGTTGAAGAGATAAAGACTGACAAGAGGTTTTCTGTGGATATTTGGCAGGAAACCATTATTACTGCCTGAAAATCTACAAGCGTGAAAATAAAAGCTACTGATACGGAGGTGATACTAATTTGCACACCGCATACATTCGCACCGGACACACTCGGTCAGGGTTCTCGCTACTATACCACGAAATTTTCGACTTATACCACCCGTACATCGGCGACAAAGCGACGTTATATTACCTCTACCTTTTGCGTTACCGCAACAATGACGAAGGTCGAGCGTGGAAAGGTCGAGCATCCGTTACCGAGAAATTCCAACTATCGTACTCAACATTGCCGATACTCGACGCAATACTCGAAGCAGCCGAATTAGTGACGATCGAACACAAACCTATTGGTCGAGGTAAAGACAAGATTATATATGTCGTTCACGACCCGTTAGAGCGCGAAAAGTTTCGAGAGAGGGAAGCGGATATACACCGGAAGCTGGCCGAAGTTGCGCGAAAATACGAAAATATTGGGAAACTTCTAGGCAAAGAAAAAGGAATTAAACTACTTGCGTGAAGATACAATCTTTACTTCTGTAGTTTATTATCTACAGAAGCGTTAATGAAAAAGAATATATTAAAAAGAATTACTTAAAAAGAATAAATACTTTGCGCCATGTATTCGTAAACTCATACATGGTCGCAGATAAGATTAATAAATAAAAGATTTATAAGAGGTATTACAAAGATGGAAAATGTGAAACTGTCGCGCGCCGCCGACGATTTAGATCGAAGGCGTCAACAACTAACACACGTTTTAAGGCGTCTATCGGCGCGATACAGACGATTTTAGCCGTACCTAATGGTTTTATATCCGGAAGAATAAAACACGGTAATTTCACGCTAATTTTAAGCGAAAGAGGCACGAAAAATGAGCGAAAAAATTGTGACGGAGGCGATTTCTAATGTCTAAAAAACCGTCTCAATACGACTGGAAAGCACGGTCAATCGAAGATTGGAACGCAAACACGTTTCTTGCGTATATTGGCGACAATACGCTCGAAAGATACGGCGTTGAATACTCGCCCGGCGGTAGCGGCTCGAAGCAGCAACGATGGGCGCGCGAACGTGGCATGTTGAAACAGGCGCAAGAACGGTATGGCAATGCGGTGCTGAAACGGTTCATCGACATTTGCTGGCGTGAGTACCGGACGAGTGACCCGGTGAAGTATCCGTACCCGACAGTTGTTTTCATGATTTCCTACATGGACAGGTATTTTCCGCAAGCGCAAGCGGAAGTTGCAGCGGAAAGTCGACGAAAAGCGAACGAAATTAATTACGAAGAATTGGAGGAATGGCTATGATGAATAAGTTTGGAATCGTTGTTTAATATGAACCGGAAATAGGCGACCGAATCATTGACGATAGTCGCGAAGAGGTGGCGGAAACGGAATAATACGAAGGGAGGCTCGAAACTTTGGCGAACGAAAAACATTGTTTACTCGCGTACCGTTGCCAACTGGCGGGCGGTTCGGCATGTAACAATCACTGCCCGCACTTTATCACTTTGCACGGTATGAACGCAAAAGGCGGTCGTGCCGGCTTGGCGGGCGTGCCGAGCGACTACAGGCTAGTTACGCTCACAAACTCGCCAGTACGCGCAAGCCAGCCGAAAATTTACGAAATACTCGACAAATACTCGGCGACATTTGGGCGACAGTTTGACGAAATTGGTGATCGAATCAAGTCGGTCTATTTGTGGTCGAAGTCGCCGGGTACGGGCAAAACGACGACGGCTGCTGCTTTACTGAACGATTGGCTTGTCGCGCATTATCTCGGCAGTTTGAAACGTGGTCGCCAGCCGTTACAAATGCCCGCGTACTTTTTGGACGTGAATGAATGGCAAACGTTATACAACGAGTTTAACCGATCACATGTGCCGGAAGACGTTGCCGAGCGCGCAAGTCGTGAATATTATCGGCGGTTGCAAGCAGCGAAGAAAGCACCGTTTGCCGTGCTTGACGATATTGGCGTTAGGCAGGCAACGGAAGGCTTTCGCGGCGATTTACACGCTATTATTAATTACCGTGTTACAAACGGACTGCCGACGGTTTATACGTCGAACTTTCCAATCGAGGACATGGCTCGAATATTTGACGAAAGGCTTTACGATCGTATGCGTGATATGTGCGCTGTTGTCGAGTTTACAGGCGAAAGTAAAAGGGGGAAACGGAGGGGGTAGCGTGTATTACCTTTTTTGGGAACATTCCGAACCTCGCAAACCGAATCCTCGACCGGAAATCGAGCGAGCGAGGAAAAGGCGGGAACGGAACGAGGAAATCGATAGATTGCTAGACGAAATGAACGATTACAGGAGGCTTTATGAAACGTTCGGTGACGCTGAATATGCGGAAAGGATAGAACGTGTAAAAGAGAAGTTACGGAAATTATAAGAAAAGGTGATTGTTATGCCGAAATACAAAGTTTATGGGGTTGTAGTAGGAACAAAATATATTGGGGAATTTGAAACGCATAACAAAGAAGAAGCTGAACAATTGGCTTGGGATTCTGAAAATGCCTACATTTCTATTTGTTATCATTGTTCAAAAGAAATTGACGAACCGCAAATTGAAAAAATGATTGTAGAAAAAGAAGAAGATTAATGCACATTATGAAAATATTAGGATGGCAAAAGGTGCGAGAGATTAAGTTTCACAATTGTTGGAGGTGACGGAATGAAAACTTGTTGGTCATGCGGACACTATCTGATAGGCTGTGGATGTTGGAAAGACGGTCATATGGGCGAAGAAGGATGGAAGGACGTTAGCCCTGATGATAGTTGTTCGGAGTGGGTACCGGAGAAATCGCCAAAAACGATTAATGCCGAAATTGAAAACGAATTTTCGTGAGTTGGAGTAAAGGAGGTTGATACCGATTGAGTTACTCACACATGCTATTTTCGAAAATAATAGACGATAACAACGTTGCTGTCCTTAAACGCTACAACATCATCGAGGACGACTTCGCAACGGAAGGCGAACGTGAGGTTTATCGATTTATCGTTAATTACGCGGAACAAAATGGCGGTCGAACGCCATCGTTCGAGGTAGTGGCTGCGGAATGTCCTTCGTTCGTGCCGATGCCGGGCGTTGAGGACAGTTATGAGTTCTTGGCTCGGGAAATAAAAGATAAAGCCGCAAAAGTTGCACTCGATCGCTATTTGTCGAAATTTGCCGAAAAATTTAATTCAGGCGAACGTGGCGAAAAGCTTCTTGAGGACTTGCAGAAAAATGTCGAATTGATTAAAATAAGAACAGATGTTCGTAAATCGTTCG